AAAACAATTTAAGTAAATACTTTATTTATGAATAATAATAAAAAAAAGGGGGGTGTTTGCAGACTTATCCAAGGTGACGCTCTTGAAGAGATGGATAAGTTGATTGCTGAGGGTATAACCGTTGATGCAATCATCTGCGACCCCCCTTATTGACGGGACGACTGCGTGTAAGTGGGATAGTGTTATACCTTTTGAACCAATGTGGGAGAGATTAAACAAGCTTATCAAACCAAATGGAGCGATAGTGTTATTTGGTAGTGAACCCTTTTCAAGCGCATTAAGAATGAGCAATATTAAGAATTATAAGTATGATTGGTATTGGAAAAAAGAAAGACCAACTAATATTTTTCAAGTTAAAAGAAGAGCTGGAAAAGTAATTGAAACTATTTCTGTGTTTTACAAAAAACAATGTTTATATAACCCACAAAAAAGTAAACATACTGGAAAGTTGAGAACTAACAAAATTAAAAACGGAACTTTTGGTAAGTTAATTGGTAATAACAATGGTATTCCAACTTCGTATAGAGATGATAGAACAAGGTTTCCAATTCAGTTACTTGAGTTTAATAGAGATATACTAAAATCTAATTTCCACCCCACCCAAAAACCAGTATCACTCATGGAATATCTTATAAAGACATATACCGACGAAGATGAACTTGTATTGGACTTCACAATGGGTTCAGGCACGACACTCCTAGCGTGCCAGAACCTCAATAGACGTGGTATAGGTATTGAAATGGACAAAGGGTACTACGATATAGCAGTTAATCGAATTAGTTAAGTAGATATGAAAAAACGACTCGAAATAAACACATACACATATGATGGGGTAGAAGTAACTGTAAAAATTGACTACATAGAGAAGAAGATAACTCTTGTGGAGTTTGACGGGCAGAAGTTTGTACCCAAACAGTGGCTATTCAGAAACAGGGGGCTGGATTACATTGACAGATGGTGTGACATCTTAGGCGCTATGACATATGCCATAGGTGAAGCTAAAAAGTTATTAAGTAAAGGATAAATTATGAATGAAAAAACAAACATAGATTGCGACTTTTGCATCTATTGCATCTATTGCACCTCTTGCACCTATTGCAACTCTTGCGACTTTTGCAACTCTTGCGACTCTTGCACCTATTGCATCTATTGCACCTCTTGTAAAAATCTAAAAATGACAGAGTACAACTACTTCTGCTGGTCAGAAGAGTACAACGATGATAAGTCATTCCAACAGCCACGATACAGAGTGTTCAATAAGCAGGTTACTAAGGAAGAATACTTTGACATTAAAAGGATTTACCACAAACTAGAGTTTGACTCATCAGAAAGTTACAAAACTCGTTATACACCAGCGTTCAAGAAGATGTGGAACAAGCTCACACCAGAGGAACAGCAGGAGTACCTAGACATCCCATTTTTCTCTTGGGAAGGCTTCACGTACATTACAGGTATCAGGCCAGAGGATGTCAAAAGCAATGATATTATCACTGTAGAGGGCAAGCGTTATAAGTTAATGGTATGACATCTTAGATACTATGACATATGCCATAGGCGAAGCTAAAAAGTTATTAAGTAAAGGATAAATTATGAAAAAAAAGAAACCACTCACAACAGGTTCACATACTTGCGGTACATGTAGAGTAGACGATACTGTACTGCCTATGGACACAAAAATAATTGCAGGTTTCGGAGATGCTTATATAGAAAAAAATAAAGAGTTAGTTTATAGAGCAGACCCAAATCAAAAATGGGAAACAGCAGAAAGTCTACTACGTTTTGAGAGAATGGCACTGAAAGAACCAACAGCAGATTGGCGTTTTGTTTTAGAATTACCACTACGTAGTGCTGTATACCAACGCCAAGATAAAAACCAGTGGGTGTTAATAGAAAAAGGTAACGGGTTTGCTTAGGTAACGAGATTATAAGTTAATTGAGTAATTATGAAAACAAATAGCATAGAAGAAATGGCGGAGGAGTTTACAGACAAGTTTGGAAATGGTGAATGTGAAAATGGTATGTTCTTTCCAGACGATAAAACAAAGACAACAATAGATTGGCTCAAACAAGCCCTCACAAAAGCGAAAGAGCAGGGAATAGACGAAGGTTGGTCATCTACAAAACTACTTCGTGACCGTATCAAAAGTTGGGATACTGAATGGCATGTGGCTTTTCCTGAAAGAAAACTTACCACTCCTGACACCTTAGAGCTTATTAAATGGAAAATGTGTCAAGTTGAAGTAAAAGCAAAAGAGCAGGGAGCGAGGGAGAGAGAAGAATATGTAGCAAACTACGATATGGACGTTATGTGTAAGTTAATAGACTGGTATGAAAAAGGTGGCACAATTATATAAAGGAAAGTTTGAAGAAATAGACATAAAGTTTAGTCGTGTTTGGGCGATGCCTTGTGCTTGGACTTTTTCTATACACCCAATTCAAGTTTTACTTGAAAAATATGTAGGCAATGGTAAGAATTGGGTTGACCCATTTGCAGGAAAGTACAGCCCGGCAGAGATAACGAATGATCACAATCCTGATAGAAAAGCAAAGTTTTGTATGGATGCTCGCGATTTTACGGCCGAACTAACTGGAAAATATGCAGGAATACTTTATGACCCACCATACTCATTCACACAAATTAAACAACATTATAAAAAACTCGGAATGGATTTTACAAAAGAAGAGTCTTCAATGAAGTTTTACGAAAGTATAAAAAGTAATATGTGTGAGAAGATTGAATCTGGTGGGCATGCTATATCGTTTGGTTGGAATACCAATGGTTTCGGGAAAGCCCGGGGATTTCGTATTGTAGAAATAATGGCTGTGGCGCATGGAGGGAGTAAGAATGATACGTTTGTAACAGTTGAAATAAAGATATGACCGAGGAACAAATACTCAAAGATTTTCTTGAGTTCAAATTGAAAACACTAGGAAAAGTAAGGTTGTTTCACCCGACTGATGAAGCTGTACAAAGTGAGATAGATAAGTTTAATAAAAAATATGCACAAGATAACAAAACAAATTAAAGAAGGAGAGGATAAGTTTGAAGATACTGTTTACAAAACAGGTGAACAGCCAAACAAAAATGTAGAATACTTACACCAAAACACCCTCACCCTACTAGAAGCGATTAGGGATATGGTTGTAGCTGAGAAAGTAAAAATATATGATGAAGCAGAAGACGATTATATAAAATTCGCCGTGGCAACCAATATGGCACTAGAAGACATCGAAGTCCAGCTAGAAATTATTATCAAAGAATTAAAGTAAAAATATGCACAAGATTACAAAAATGATTAGGGAGGGAGAGGAGAGGTTTGAACAATGGCCAAAAGACTACACAGGTAAAATGTTCGTAGTCCATGAAGACACACCATTAGCTGAATACACCCAAAACACCCTCACCATCCTAGAAGCGATTAGGGATATGGTTGTTGATGAAACGAGAATTAAAGACCAGCTAGATGAAATTATCAAAGAAGTTAAAGAATAAGAAATATATTATGAAAGTATTTATATCAATGGGAATGAAGTCAAAAAGTACAGAACAAGTGCGTGCTGAAATGCAGAAAGTGTTTGAGCAAATTAAGGTCAAACTACCAGAAGCGGAATTGCTTGATAGTATTATAGATGGTGCAGACAAAGAAATTGCACTAAAGGGTGACGACATAAGATTGTGGTATCTAGGAGAGTCAATAAAAATAATGGCAGGAGCGGACATTGTATTCTTCGTAAATGACTACACTGAATTTAGAGGATGTAAAGTAGAGCGCCTGATTGCTGAGAATTATGGAAAGATATGTACTGACTTCAAAGCAGTAATTTAATTATGAAAATAACAAAAATCAAATGGAAGGACGCTTGTGGCGATGACGGGTGGTTGTCCCTTGATAAAGTAAAGGAGGAAACTCTTGTAGAGATAGAAACGGTGGGCTACTTAGTCAAAAAAACAAAGGAGTTTGTCACTCTTACAATGGCTATAGAGGATGAAAACGCAGGTGCATATATGGTAATCCCCAAGAAGATGATTGTTAGTAGGGAGATTTTAGAAGCCAATGTTGGGATGTTATAGATAGATATGCTACAATATAAACAACCGTAACACCTAATACAATTGGACTGGTTGCGGAGTATATAAACAAGCACACAACATCTTAACTCGATAACACCACCATTCTTGGTGGTGTTATTATAGGAAAAGAGGTGGTTAAAATGGATAGTTATGTCCGCGTGGTTCAGTGCGCACAGTGTGGTCAACACTATGACTGTGCATGTCGCATAGACTATGAAGACAGCAAGGGGAACCACCTATGTTCATGGGTATGTTGGGAGGATTGGCAAAATCCGGACCTATACAATGTTTGTGTTTTGCCTGAAGGGAGGTGATCCTTATCAAAAGACCGTCTTATTAAGACGGTCTTTTTTATACTACGCAATACTATCTATCCCCTTGGTTGTAACTAAACGTAGTGCTACGTCTGCAATTGCTGAAACAATTGCGATGTAACCAACTAAGTTAAGTTCTGTTAAAGCGACTGTTAGAATACCTGTAAAAGCTAAAATTACAGCTTTCCAAAATGTCTTTGATTGTAAAAGTGTTTTCATAATCCAATATTACACACTACTTCTGTTAACGCCATGTTCATATATGTTAACCCTATCACAAAACCTACAGCAAGAAAACAAGCATAAATCATGTATTTCATATTTTTTTACTTAAAATTATTCTACCCTCTACAACCTTTATACTTAATTGTCCCCAGTTGTTTAATACTAAAGGTTGAGAGTCACATTTGTTTATAGTTCCTAGCCTTTTAAGTATCTCTGTGCGTTCTTTTTCAAGATTAGGTTTAATACTGTATGTATCTCTGTGAGTGATTAAATTGTTTTCAGTAACATCAAAATCAAACTGATTACATAATTCAACTATACTCTGATACTGTTCTTCTGTATATGTTTCCCCTTTAAGACACTCAACTTCTATTTGAATAAGATAATGCCCTGGTTTAACATATGAACCCCACAAGGTACGTAGCATTATACGTTTAGCACGCTCTGAAACACCCCCAATTCGTCCAGAAGTCCACGCTCTGTCCTTTAACTGAACAAGTTGGTGTATCGTACCGTCTTTTGTCACAAGGTAGTGCGCTGATGCGAAAGAACGTGGGTTGCGCAACCAATTAAGTGTTCCTGGCATGAGTCCTATAGTAGCGTGCAGTTGCACTCCTACCTTTTTGTATTTACTACTTGAGAAGTTTGGTGATGGAGATTGTATTATCATATAAATATTTTTATTAACGATGACAAATCTGTTACTCCAAGACCGACAATAAGTCCAAAAGCAATGGCAAGACCAAGTGTGATTTTTCTAACCTTGCCGTTGGTTTCAGTAGTTTGAATAATTATAGCATCTAACTTAACGTGAATACTGTCACGGAATTGGTCTTGTTCTCTTTTTGTATATGGAGTCTCTTTCATCTTATTATTTGAATTAACGACCTGCGTTTTCCTTTTGTTTCAGATTGTATGATTAAATATTCACGCATAGCTGTATACGTTTCCTTAGAAACTCCAAGTACCTTATCTTTCTTTGTCGGATTATTGCGTATGTATGTATTCAGTTTAGACAATAACTCATTTCTACTTGTGACGTTTACAAACACATTATCACCACGAGCGTTCATTTCCTTAATCTCATAGTCATACATCTCCACAAGCGCTTGATACTCATTTATCGGCATACCCTGTGGTGGCAACACAGGAGCTACCACAGCTCCTGCTGATATAACTAATGTTGTTGCCAGTATTGCTAGTTTCTTTCTCATATTATGGGCAGGTTACACTAGCAAATGTTAAGACATCAGAATTATCTATAGTCCCTCGCGCGCATGTACCATCTGGTGAAGTTAGTATTATTCCTTTAGTTGGAGAAGCGACATATATGTCACCGTTGTCAACGGTAAGTAGTGCACCTGGCGTCGTCGTCCCAATACCTACATTTCCGTCTTTGTCTATCCTCATTCTTTCAACTCCAGAGGTATCAAATGCAAGCTGTCCTAGTTGTACATTACCAGCCCCACCATTATTACTTACCAACAAAGGTCTTATTGCTGCCATCTCTTCATCTGCTGTTGACCTATTTGCACCGAAGAATGCAAGTTTTAGACCAGCATCTGTTGCATTTGTTTTAGACACAAGACTTACAGCGTCTGTTGTCTGACCATAAACATCAAGTTTTCCTACTGGAGCCGTGGTCCCAATCCCGACGTTGCCTGTATTACCTATAGTGAAAAAATCATCCCTAGAACCTTCTATCCCTTCAGAATATTGAAGTTTTCCTGTTGCTCTATTATATTGCAAGAATGCAGAGGCTCCTCCAGTTGTATAATTTCCAAATCGTAATGCAGAAGTTGCTCCAGATTGTTCAAGGCGAACCCCGTCTGTATTATCTCCAACATATAAATTTGAACCTTCTCCATATACAGCTAATGTAGTTGCACCTTCTCCATATGTATTCGGATTTGTCGTACCTATCCCTACATTCCCCGCAAAATAGTTATATGTATTCGCGTCAGAGGCGTAAAAAGAGAATGGCGTATTTGTTTGCGTACCTGTAGTAATATCACCAACATACACACCATAAGTATTGGTTAGGGTGCCTAAGTTTTGAGTAACACTCACATCTATACCCTTGCTGTTAATAACAGTAGTCGTATCACTGTTTGTAGTAACTGCTTTTAAGCTAGTAAGACCTGAAATACCAACAGTAGCATTACCATGGTGCTGTGCCTGTGTATAAAGTGCGACATTAGTAAGTGTTGAAGGGGATGTAGGAAGAGAGTCTTGACGGATGACAGTGTTGTATTCAGTCCCTGATGTTCCAGTTGTTGTTTTATAAGAATTAAACTTACCCCCACCAACATCAAGACCCAAATCTACTTGTCCAGATACAAGGAGTGTTGAACCAAGAGTTACGGCTCCTGTTGCGTTTAGTGTGCCTGAGATATCTAGTTTGTAGCTTGGTGAAGTGTTTCCAATCCCCACATTCCCCCTCAACACCGTCGTGGCAACACTACTATTCCCCAATACCACCGAGTTACTCCCCACTCCTACGGCTCCATAGCCAATCACTATTTCGTTCGTGTCCCCTGAGGCAAGTGCTTTGGTTAGAGCTCCTAGGTAGAGTGAAGTTGAAGAGGTGGCGTTTGCAATTGCTCCACCTGTGATGTAGCGCCCTGCTTGGTATCCTTGTGCGGTGAGGTTAGAGCCTGTAGTGTTTGCATTTAATGCACCGTATCCCTGTACAGAGTTGTTAGAACCTGTGGTGTTGGAGTAGAGTGTTTGAAAACCCTGTACAGAGTTGTTAGAACCTGTGGTGTTGTAAAAAAGAGAATTTACACCTTGTGTTGAGTTACTGCCACCTGTGGTGTTAAAGTATAGAGCATTCGTTCCTTGGACGGTATTATTAGCTCCTGTTGTATTAGATTTAAGAGCTTGATATCCAACCGCAGTATTATTATTACTACTCGTCGCAACTTTCAACGCATTTATACCAATCGCCGTGTTATACAACGCAGTCGCACCAAGGTTTGCCCCAGCATTTTGCCCGAGTGTTACCGAGCTATTGGTGGTGGAGGCGGTAAGAACATCAGTTCCTGCTATCTTAAGTGAAGAGCCTGCCGAGATATTGATATTCCCCGCCACGTCTAGCTTTTGTGAAGGTGCCGTGGTGCCGATGCCGATTCTGTCTGTTGATGAGTCTGCATAAAAGAGATTTACATCAGATACCCCACTAATCCTTGTGTCTGAATTATTTTGTTGATTATTGATAGTTGCACCGTAGTTTGATTGAATACCACCACTTATATCCACGTTACCATACGAATATAATGTCCCTCCTGATGGTTGGACATAGATATTACCTGCAGAGCTTACCCAAAAATCTGTGTACTTAGAAGCACTATAAGACAACCTCAATTGGTCACTTCCAGTAGATAAAATATTAAGTTTCTTACTTGGCGTACTCGTCCCAATCCCAACCCTCCCCGTACTCGTATCAACATAAAGTTGGTTTGTGTTTACCGCGAGGTTTCCAGAGATTGTGGTGGTTGCGAGAGTGGAGGCTCCTGTTACGCCGAGGGTTCCTGAAAGTGTCAAGTTCTTCCAGTTAATAAGACTAAATCCACCTCCGTCTAGGTCACCTGTAGAGCTTCCTGAAATGAGCATTGTAGTAGCGTCTATGTTATCTGTATATACATTTGCCCAGCGTTTTACAGCACTACCTAAATCATAAGTAGAGTCTGTTGTTGGTAGCAATGTTCTAAACGACTGCGATGATGGTGCAGCGTAAGCTACAGCAAATACTGTTAAAAAGATTGCGATTGTTATGATGATTTTCATACGATATATGTAAATAATAATGTTGCACTTAAACTTGGTGGTTGAACTTCTGCAGTTAGTGTCAGTGTCGTGCCACTGGTTGTGAAGTCCACAACGGGTCGATAAATAATCGGGAAGTCGGTACATGTTACTGATAAAACTCTAGTGTGTGCTGGCACTGTAAACACTTTCAATACATTGTCCACTTGGCTTGACAAATCAGAAGTATATACCTCTGCTGTTATTGTAACAGATACAGTGTCATCTGCATTCTGTGTCACTGAGCCATTAGGGAAGCGTATTTTACTTGTTTGTATATCTGGGTTGCCGTCTTCCTCTGAAACCCACAGCCGAATAGAACCTCCAATGTGTTGTACTTTATTAGCTATTCTCTTGTAGAGGTCTTGGATAATCTCGTCTAGTCCCCTGCCTTTTTTGCTTTCTATAGCGTCTACATACAAGCGTTCCCCTTTTTGTAGAAGTTCTAGTGAGTCCCTTATAGCATCGCCTGATGTAGGGAGTTGTGTCACTACCTCATCAATAATTTCCTGCTTGTTTACTTCTGGTAGCTCTATCTCACTTAATACTTCGCGGATTACACGCTCATAGTCCACCACAGCGTCCTGTCCGTCTTCTCCCTTTACTGGCTTGGGAATTAGTGGTGTGATTAAATTTACAAGCTCTCTATTTGAAGGTGTATGTCCGTCTTTCCCCTCTATCTTTTGGATAGCACCAAGTGACTTCTTAAATGAGTCTATTGCCTTACCGAAGTCTCCAAAGCCAGTTACCTCACCTATCTCCACCACCACCTTGTCCTTAACAGCTTTCTTGATTTCCTCAAGATTATCATTAGTTTCAGCCATTTCTTTGAACATAGCCGTGTCCTTGTCCTTTATGAAGTTTTGTGCTTTATCTGGTTTCATTTTGATAATTATAACATTAAATTATATACGAGGGGTTCGGTCTGGTCTTTCACGTTTCTTCCTAAATCCGTAAGAACGAAAGATATCTGCTTTAATCTTTGCCTTTTTACTTTTAATAACGCGTTTCTTATCATCATTTGACAATACTTGATATTTTGAGTTGATGTCTAACTTGCCAAGCATTAGCGATACCTGTTTATTGTATTCTTCGTTTGCTTTTTTAAAATCTTCTTCACCAACTTTCACTTTAAACTCTTTCATTTCATCACTCGGGTTAAGGTCAAAGTTTGTACTTGAGCGTGGATAGGTACTTGCGTTTATGCCCAAGAAGTCAAGCATTACACCAGCCACAGCAGATACAGAGCTATCATCCTTCAATTGAATAGCATTGTCAGTAACAATAGGGACAAACAACCCTCTTGCGACACTCCCAGCTGTTGGTTTTTTGTTTTCGTAGGTTCTGCCCCTTAATACTTGTATCAACACATTAAGAAATGGCTTAGTTTTACCTGTTAGGAAGTTTATAATTGCGTCAAAGCGAGTCTGTTGTCCAAACCCAGAGCCGAGTTCAGTAATTGTTTTATTTCCTGTGGTTTTTCGTTCTCCAGTAACCATTTGAGCTGCGATAACAGCAAGTGACTTAGCACCGCCTGTATAGTCAAACGCGGTATTGCCCACTTGGATAGTTCCAAACTTAGTACTACGGGGGTCTGTTTCTGCACTTCCGGGCTTAATAGCGTTTGCTAGTGTCATTATCATGGCATCTGTTCCTATGATTTTCGCCATATTCATATATGCCTCATCTCGTGCAAACTTCGTTTTAAGCCCTATACCGAGAGTGTGTGCTGTTCGTACATCCCAACTTGCCTTGAGCATTTTCGGAGCCCACAAAACAACTTTCAAAACTCCCCCAACATTACCCTCTAGTCCACCACGGGCAGTTAGTGAGTTTATAAGAGTGCCGATATCCTCAATCTGAGCCTTGTCCCATTTTACACCATTCTCTAGTGCTTTCTTTTTGAACATATCAAATAAGTCCATGCGTACACGAATAGCGTTACCAATAAAGGCAATGTCAGCACCTTTAAACAGATTACCAATAAGAGGTAGTCGCTCAGGTATTCGTGTTGCTATAGGTTCCTCGGACTTTGGTATAATTTTAGCAGTCTGGTATTCGCCAGATAGAAAACCTCTTCTTGAATATACGTCAATCATAAGCCCCGCTTCTGCATCTTGACCTCTTAGTGTGTCAATAAAGTCTTTATTACTCTTCATTGCCGAAGGGTACCACTTAGACGGATGCGTTTTAAGCACATTCATACCCTGTCTACCCATAAACGAGTTATCCCATGTTGCTTTCATTGTAATTGATAAATCAGATATGAAGTTAAGTACCTGTACCATTAACTTACCAGTTGCAATTAGTTTATCTTCTTTGAAGTTTTGTTTGGTGTCACTACCAAAAGACTTTAATAGTGTGCGTATGTCACCATTGCCCTCCATCAGTTGTGTGTGATACTTCACTGCTAGATGTTTTGCTGAAGCAAACTCTCTCCATATCGGTGCGTCTTCTGGTGTCTTGTTTATATCTATTTTGCTTTCTAATTTATTCGCTTTGTTTTCTAGTATTGAAAAGTTTTTAGCCTCTGCTTTGGTAACATGGATACCGAGCATTTTATCTGCTAATGCATTATAAAAGTTTTCAGTTTCTTTTGGACTCAACACCCTTTCTCGTTGTTGTGCTTTAAACTCATCAAGTGCTTTCTTAATTTCTGCTTTTTTTGTTGGGTCATATCTTCCTATCTCACCAATCTTACTAACAGCATTTTTCATTCCAAGTAGTTTATTTTTTAGAATACGTTTCTGTTCAAAAAGTAACACCACATCTTTCGTATTCTTTCCTGCGTATGGTTTAAGTTTTTTAGTGAGCTGTTCAGTAGACATATTAAACAAGTCAGACATTTTAATATCCTGCTTTTTTATAGCTCTTTTGAAACTATCTATATTCTCTTTTGGTATGCAGACTTTTGCCATAATTATTCACTTAAAAGATAACCTAATAAAAAGACAGTCGCTACGATAAAAGTCGCTACTATAATATACCAAACTAATGTTCCAAACACTTCTAATGCTCCAAGTACGCCAAAATTAAGTACAACAAATACAACTATTATTCCCCAGACGATTATGTGATATTTTAATTCTTTTAACATACGATACTATCCAAAAATTTACTCCAATTTGTATCTTCTTTTGATAGGTTGTTTTTCTTTACTTCATTCTTGATAGTCTTTCTTGTAGAATTTACTCTTTTGTCATAGTTTACAACCTTACCTTGATGAGCTTTTATTACCTCAGTCAACTTTCTAGCAACAGGATTAAGTTGTGAAAGGGCTTGTACTCTTTGCCCTAAAATCCTACTTTCTAACAATAAACCAGACTCGTTGGCTAATTTTCGCATCACTTCTACGTTTCCCGTGGCACTTGCATAGTTGGTAACTGACACAAGCATATCTTCTGGCAACATGCCTGCCGGTGCTGGTTTTCGCCCCATAGCCACTACAAAAGCTTCATTTGGGTTGTTGACAGTAAACTCATCTGTCTTTTTAATATCTTCTTTCTTTATACGCCTTTCAAGTTTTGGCAACTCATTAAAACGTTTGTCAAACGCAAATATCATCTTAGACTTGATAGCTTTTCGTTTAATGCTTTTAGCAAGACCTGATGTGCTTTCAGTTGAAAATACTTTTAGTGGCTCTTCTTTTATCTTGGGTGCTGACTTTGTCTTTATTGGCTTAACTCTAAGCTCATTCTTTAGAGCAGGACGTGTCCTAAGTTCTTTGACTGATGTCTTCGCTCTTTTCTCTAATGAGTCTAGTAGTAACTCCTTTGTAGTCTTACCAGTATCTCTGATAACAACACTATTTGCCTTTGTTACAGCTTCGTCTAAAACAGAAGAGGGTACTTTGCCACCACTTTCTAATGTTGACGCCACTGGCTTCATCACTTCTGTAACTTCCTTTTTAGCCTTTTCTGAAAGAGTATTTTTTAATTTGTTTTGTCTTAGTGCCAAACCACGTTTAAGTAAGAAGCCACCGCCAGTAAACAAAGCAAGTGCTATCGTGTCATTCTTTAACTGGTCAACGCGCGAACCATTTTCTTCTTCATATAGTATCTGTCCTGTACCTAAAAATCCCACAGTGTCTGCAATCGCAGGTATAAACTTCGCTACTTTTGGTGTCAGTTTTAAAGCACCCAGTCCGAGTCTTGCACCTTGTGAAACTTTACTAAACGGAATCATATACCCCAAAAAAGAACCTGTGTCATATGCCTTTTGTTGGTTGTCGCTCCTTTTGAGTTCATCGATAGCTTTCGAAGCTTCTGCAAATACATTCCTTGGCTCACTAGTTTTTATTCCAAACTTCTTGGTCAATGAAACACCTATTTCATTTAGAAAAGCTAATGGTTTAACGACACCAGTATTAAACACCCCCTCACCTGATTGTATAGGGTTTCTTACACTTTGTGATAAATAGCTCGGTATCTGTTTAATACCACTTAAGGCACTACTTCCAAACCCTTTTAATTTATCAAAGAATGAAAGTTCTGGTTGTAATTGCTGTCTAGTTGTTGTTGGTCGTGTTGACCGCCAAGCAGAAACAGACTGAAAACCTGTATTTCCAGTGTTAGACGGTTGTATTCCTTTTTGCCATTCACTTACTGATTGCATGATTAAAATCCAAAACTATATGGGTCACCACCTTGTGAACGAATATAAAGCTGTTGATCTTCAGGAGAAAGTGCTTGAAACTCTGGTGTAGCTATCTGTGTATTTATAAACTGCTTGAGTGCAGTAGCAGTCACTTTGGGTGAACTAGTCACTTTCGGTGAACTAATATCTTGATTGAGTTTTCTATTATCCAAACTTATCTTCGCATTTAATTCCTTTGCTAGTAAATTAACCTTGGTTGCATCAAGTCCATACTGCCTTAATATGTCAGCCGTTTGTGCTTCTCTTAGGGCTATCTGTGATTGTGTTTCTTTACCAATTAGTTGCAGTTTGTATCTATCATTTTCCATTTTATTCTGTAATTCAGTTGCGGCAAGATTAGCCTGATATTTATTTAAGCCATTATTTATAAGCTGTTGCTGTAACTTACTTTGTAATTCAGTACGTTGTAGTTCTACTTGATATTGTTGAAGTTGCATTGACTGGTCCACTTGTCGCTGTTTTTGCAAGTCTTTAGGGTCCAGCACAAATGTACCACCACGTTGTATTGCTTCTTCAATAGAACCCGCTTCTTGTATAGCCTTTAGTGTTAAATTATCTGCTCCATTTTGTGCAGCGTTCAATGCCAAGATTTGTATATCTTTCCTGTCTTGTTTCCATGTTTTTAGTTGCTTTTCTTGTTTATCTATCAGACGTGCTTTTTCATCAAGTGCTAACGTAATAGCTTTTCCTCTTTTAGAATTATCATTTGATATTTGTTCACGTATAGAGTCAAGTCTCATTCTAGACGTTTCAAGTTGAGCCTGTAGTGGCACAAATTCAGCCTGTACTTGCCTGTCTACCAAGTCAAGTGCTGATGATAAGTTTCCATTGATTGCTTCTATTTGTGCCGATTTACCTAATGCCTTAACAGTACGTTGTCGTTCAATCGCTGCCTGTTCTCCAGTAATAGCAAAAGTTGGAGCAAGTCTATCTTCAGCAGTAAGACTAGCCTGTTGAGCCTGTGTGTTCATGTTCCTCAACTGATTAACTAAGTCCTGTACCTGACCTCGTTTATTACCAACTCCTGCTTGCTGTTCAAGCTGTGCTCTTCGTTGTTCTTGTGATAATGCTTGACCAGTAAGACCTTCAAAAACTGTTTGCTCTTGTGCAAGTTTATCTTGCAATGCATTATCTTGCTTAAATAAATCAGAATAATTTGTTATAAATTGGTTTACATCTACTGGTTCAACTGTTGGTACTTGCACATTTGCTTCTGGTAAAGTTATGGGTTGTTGTGGCTGTTGTAATGATGTTAAAGGAATAGTACCTATGTCTGCATTTATATTTGGTATCTCTATTTTCGTTGTAGGAAATTGTGGAAGACTTGCAATAGACGGTAAAGGTGTAGTCGGTTGCTGTACAGGAGCTTGTGTAGTCGGTTGCTGTACAGGAGCTTGTGTAACTGGTTGCTGTACAGGAGTTTGCCTAAGAGAATTAAGTAATTGTGTATTCTGACTTGCTGTTCCAGTATAGTTTTGTATACCAGCTTGCTGTGCCATTTGTGCTCTAGTACTAAAGTCACTAGGCTTACCTTGTTTATTTAAAAAGTCAACTATTGACGGGTTAGATAGAGATAATTTATTCGAGGCAAAACTAAAATTAGGATTTCTTTTATTAGAAATAATACCAGTGGTAGGTTGGTTATTTTTATTAGCAAAATCGGTTGCATCTTTATTTTGCTTTGCAACTTTTTTAGCATCAAAAGTAGATTGCAATTTTTGCAAATCTTTCTTAGCTTGCGCTAGTTGCGCCAATTGAGAAGTACGTTTTGGCGCAGTAGTTTTTACACCCATTTTCTGTAAAGTTGCCGTGTCATTGTTTACGACAGCTGTATTGAAATCTTCTATACTAAAACTCTTTTTCTTTGGAGGCGTTACAAAGTTTCCTCTACGACGTTCAGTGTTAAGTCTATTTATAAGACTACCGCCTATTGCTTTTGTTGTTGTACCACTAAGATACCACCTGCCATCCTTGTAATCATAGAATTTTCCACTTCTTTTTACAGTCTGCCCTGATGAAGTAGACTTACTATTTGTGGAACTACTTGTAGTACTACTTGTGGAGCTACTTTTTGTACCAAGATCACGAGCAGTCCAATATCTCCTAGTACCACCTTTAGACACAGATTTTACATCGCCAACCTTTGCCCTACTTTTAGGCACTAATGTATAACTTTTATTTCTGTGTGACATATTATTTTTGTTTTAAATTGAAATATTTAGTATCTATAACAGCACCATTCTTATTCAATATCCACACTGCTATTCTTTTAAGGAAAAGATTTTTCTTGTTCGGAAAGTTTATAAAAAGTAACCTACCTATATCAGCTTTTTCATATAACTTTTGCTCTTTAGCAATAAGTATGTTAACCATATCTTGTAGTGTTTGATTTTTCATATTATTTATATTATACCATTAAGGCTAACAAAACTTGCATTTGCAACGCAATTATGATAATCAATAAAAACACCGTAATGTTCTCTCGTGCTAGTTTGTATAGTTTGTATATTTCTTTCATATTTTAAAATATTATTACTTTAGGAATAAATGTTGAGACGACTGGTGCTGGTGCTAGTGAAAAAGTAATACCTGCATGTGTTGTACTACCCGTAGCTGTTAATGTTGCTGTCCTACTTCCTGTTGCAACAGTTCCATTACTATCTGCTGAGGCAATCCCACCTGCATCTGCATTTGCTCTCATTATGCTTATATCATTAGAGGCAGAGTAAGTCTTACCTCCAGTACTATCTGCTTGAACCATTATAAGCCAACAACCACTAACAACTACTGTTGTAGAAATAGACAGAAAAGTAGATGCTGAGCTAGTTCCAGTATTACTTGAGTCAATAGGTGCAGTCTGATGAGCGCCAGTATAATAACTGTTAAAACTTCTCCAGTAACTCCCTCCTGTAAATGAAATAGTTGCTGAACTGGTTGGGTTAACAATCCACCATACACTTTGCCACCTAGCTCCAGGAGTTTGAACCTCACCAATTTTAGTCATTGATACACCGTCCCAAGTTACAGCTGTAATTTCATTTGAGACACCAGTCCCATCACTTACATGAACAATACCTACGGTGTCCGAACCACTAACACTTACAGATGTTGGTGTCTGTAACGTTGATACTGATGATATTGCTCCAAATGCTATTGCCATAATACTAAGGTGTTCTAAAACCAAGTCTAATAGTAATTCCTTTTGCCCCTGTGCCGACTACATCACAGTCAAATCTTATTTCATCTCCTGTATTTATATGGTCATTAGATGTATTTATTACTGCTGGGGTAGTTGCTGTTGCAGAATCTTTTTCACTTACATCTAAGGTTATATTTGTACTCAACATATCTAGGGCATTTGAAAGGTTGTGTATTTGAAATGACGGAAGCCCTGATGATGACACTGTTGTCGCATGAGCGCCAACTGATACAAGGTTCATACCATCTAATTCTGCTGGTACTATGAAGTACATATCTCCCAATCCATCTACTACTGTCGGAGCTGTGCTGTTGTCTGTAAGGACTACTTCTACATTTTTCGTCTGTGCATTTTCACTTCCTATTTCTCTATCATTTCCTGCGTCATCAGTAAACCACAATTCATTTGGTGTAGCTATTTTAACCCATAGTTGTCCATACCCTGCAACGTCAGCATTAGCACTAGCTTGTTCTTTTATACTTAATGTACCGTCTAGTGTTTCGTCTCCATTTACCTTTAATAAAGCATTAACTGTAAGAGTCTGACTTGCGGGTGTAGAAGCCATTACTCCGTAGATTATGGAGTTTGTTTTTTCTACTGCGTTTGATGCTCGTGGTTGGTTGTCTATGTAGAGTTCGTTTGAACCAGTGGCTTTAGACCCAGCAAAATATCCAAGTCCAATATTATTAAAACCTGTTACACTTGATTCTAATGCCCAAGCACCAAGAGCAGTATTATAACTACCAGTTGTATTTCTAACTAGCGCAGTATAACCAACTCCCGTATTGCTCCAACCTATTGTATTTTGGTTCAAAGAATTATTACCAAGAGCAGTATTGTTATAACCTGCTATGTTAGAAACTAATGCATAATTACCTAATCCAGCATTTCTAACGCCCGCTGTATTTGAAATCCCACTATTTTCTCCAACGAAGGTATTTTTAGTTCCTATACTAAAAACACTAACATCATCTATCTTAATTTTTCCAAAACTATTATTTTCACTTATTGAAGTACCATTTCCTGTCAAACCACTATCCGCAGTATTATCTGTATAAGTTGTAGCCGTGTTATTTGCAATCGTAGTAAGTAAAAAATAACTTGTACCCCCAGCTTTTGTCCTATATATCTTCCTAGAAGTTACCGAACCAGATGTGCTAACTGGAATATTTGTTAAAGCATTTTGAGCATTTGAAGCGTCGTTAGTCACTGTGTTTGAGGCTCCTCCTTGTTCCGTCCCACCACTATCATTTACATAAGTAACTTTATAAGTATGTGTTCCTGCGTCTACATTTCCTGCTGATGTGATGAGTGCTGATGTTAAAGCCGTTGGTGCTGTTACAGAAGTAAACTTAATGTCCCCACCCTCTTTTAAGAGAATATCAGAGCCATAATCAATGGTTATGGCGTTTACACCGCTTGCAAGTATCTTCACAGATGTACCGTCCCATTTGAAGTAGTCTGTTGAGTTACCCATAGAAAACACAACAGTACCACTATCATTGCCGAGATAAAAACCAATTCCTGTTTCATACGCTGTTTGCCCACTTTTAATATGACCACCACTAGGTAATGTGATTGTACCTGCTGTTATTGCTCCCATGTCTGCGTTTATGGCAGATAATTGTGCAATAGTCATTTCAGTAGCAGTAATAGTTCCTGCAACTATCTTAGCTGCCGTTACAGAGTCTGTAGCTAATTCACTAGCAGTTATAGTTAGTGCTGCTATATTCGCTGCAGTTATAGTATTTGAGGCAATATCACCAGTTACTATTGTTCCGGCTGTTATTTTACCTGCGATAACCGCTCCCGCTGCTAATTCAGTAGAGCCAACTGCAAGTGCCGCTATTTTTGCTTGTGTCACAGCGTCAGTTGCTATCTTAGCTGTTGATATTGCACTTGAGGCAACAGAAGCACTAGCAACCGACAACGCATCTAAATATTGCCCGTCTATTGCTGAACCAGCTTGTAATCCCGAAAGTGTGACATTTGTATCAAGTGTTACGCTTTTAAACTTCGCCACTCCTGTCTTAAGAACATAAGCAGTAGCATTACTATTATCTAAGTTAAAATCTGTTTCAGTAGCACCCCACCATGCGTTACCGTCAGTAGCAACATGGAATGAGTTAGCTGTAGTATCTCTATCTGGTATGTGTAACTCTCCTGCAATTAAAGCACCACTAAACGTACCTGAATTAGCATAAATGTTACCGTCTTTGTCTATTCTCCACCCTGCACTACCTGATGAGTAATTATTTGACTGTATTCCCTCTGGCACTTTATTAAACTCCATTTCAGTAAAGCCACTCTCTAAATCATTAACTGGATTGAGAATGTGTTGTGGCTCGTCATATTTCATGTCCACTGGTGTTTGTTCTCCCCGTTTTTTATTAACCATTTTTATTTCGTTTATCTCCGTAAATATTCACTTGCTTTATCTTCACATTACCTGCGTTAAAGTTGAAGATTAGTTTCAAGTTATCTACGTTGTCCTTTTTCTTTTCCAAGGCTATTCGCTTTTTAGCACCGTGAAGAGCAAACGATATTGTCCCCCAGTCTGTGGCTACGTTATCTTCATCTGACTGCACGTCTATATTCAAACTATCACCACTCGCTAGTGGCTCTCCTAGGATAACTTCTATTCTACTTATGTCATACCGTTCCCTAAGTGCAATATATACCGTTTCAGCTGTACCAGTAGCTCCACCTGTTGAAATATCGTACCTGTAGAGCTTTGGAGTGTTTGTACCTACGAATACCCTATTATTCTTTATAGTTGCGTCTACTAGCGTTACAGCTCCTGATCCGCCACTATACAACTCGTGATATGCAGTAGGTACATCTGGTAGTATCCTACCGTAAAAACCTAGTGTAGCATTGGCTCCTGTGCCGTTTACTACCGAGTCACCTAAACTTGATAAGGCGTTGTGCATACCAAATGGTGCATTGTCTTTAAAAGAACGTACTAGCCGTGGTGCTGTAGACCTGTTAAATATATAAAGTCCATAAGGGCAGAGTGCATACATTGCTGTTCCTACTCGTTTGATAGCAATGATGTTTGCTTCTGGAATAGCCCACTCATAAGACCAAGAAGAAGAGTTTATCTTCCAGAAGCGTACAAGTGAATGTCCGTATATGTTGTTATCGCCTTGGTTGGTGGAAAGTCCTACCACTAAAAATTGCCCATCATCATCAAGTGCTGTTACAAGCATGTTACTTTCAAAGTCAATCACATTAGCTGAATGAGTCTGCCCACCTGCTCCGTCATCTTTAATCTGCCCAATCCTATCCTTGTTACCGTAGTATATCTCGTCCCACATCTTATGTGTTGGATGATAGCTTGTGTCTTGTAGCCCTGTAACCCAAGCGTCTGTTGCAGTTGGTGTGCCGTTTAAGTCGCCGTAACGTCCAATCTGTGTAGTCTGCCAGTAGTATAAGTATTCCGCTGTTGCACCTCTTGATTGAAATAATTCTAGCCCATTTGTCATATTCGCTACAGTAAGTGTACTTGTGGCGTTGTTATCTGCCGACATATCTATCTGTGATACTCCAAGAGATGTGCCTATGTATGTTGTGCCAGCATTAGCACCTGTTACTCGTGTGGCGGTTGAGAGTGGTGTACCACCCACACCACCTGTAACCTCTGTTGGCGCTGAGCAGGTCTGCAACAGCCCTGTGTCCACACTCTCTTGTCGTGGGTTGACGAATGGGTTGATACCCTCTGCCTTATGCCAGATACCACCACGCTCAATATGAGCACCAGAAGCTATTCCAGTAAGGTAGTCTTTTGTCATTAGGCTAAATATTCTCATGTTTGGTTTGTTAGGGTGGTGGTGTTTAGGGGTTGATTGGATATACCATAAATATATGTATATGTTTCAAAAATTAAATCACCATCATTTACAGTCCAAGTTGTCCCACTGTCTGTTGACCCTGCTGTTTTACCATTGTTGTATGATTCCAATGTGTCACCACCCATAATATAAGCATTAGAGGCTGACAAGGGAGAACTTACAACAGCAACATATTTAGTTGAAGCACTCAAAATTATAGCTGAAGAAAATGTGAACTTATACCAAGCAAACGATGTATTGGAGATTGCAGTAATACTAGCTTGTCCTAAACTATTACCAGTTGGTTTATCATTACTTGAAACATAAATATCGCAGTATAAAATATTTGAAGTTCCACTTCTATACTTCATATATAACTTATAATCCTTAATATTTAAAGTATCAGTCCCAGTAGTAAATGACTGTCCGCGATATGTGGTACTGCCAAACCAATATTCTGCGTTCTGATTAGAAGACGGATTTTCTTGGTCTTTTAATAAACCATCTAATACTTCTGCACTGCTACTCTGATTAGTAAGCGTAACCATATTACCTTGCGTCTGTTACTGCCCCTGTCATACGCCTACGCACAGGGTTTCTTTTTGTTATTAAGCTGTCCAGCTGTTCCTGTTTGACAGCTATCTCATTGTTGACGTCATTTATCATAGCTACCTTGTCTGACTTATTTATCAACAGCCAACGCTTTGAAGCGTATAAGAATGGTACTGCGTGGAATGGTTTAGGTATTCCAGGTTGTTTAGTGGTGTCGGTGCTGACGAAGTAGCTTTGCTCTCGTTCAAACCATATCTTCACTCCTGCTGTTGAAGCGTAGTTTGGCTGTGGGTATAGATAGATTGTGTTGTTCCTTTCAAGATAGTGTGTTGGTATTCCTACTTCATCAGAGTTAGGACTCATTGCCGAGGTTGCTCGTTGGTCATCAATGGTCATACGTTCCAAGTCTGCATATTTCGTTTCTGTAGCACTAGATAAGAACTTCACTCGTGTGATGTTAAGTATGTCCAATGAATTATCATCTTGCTTTACTTGGTAATCACTCTGCCCTGATACGATGTTAAATGTCCCCACAGGCTGGTCTGTGTGATTGAGGTCGTCCCAGCGTATGTAATCAGTGTTAGATAGGAGATAAGGCATAACACTATCAAAGCCTTGATTGACTAGCATTGTGAATGTCTTTAGAAGTGTAGCGTCACTTGTGATAGCTCCGTCTTCCATTCCACATAAAGTTTCGCAAAGCTGTAATCCACCGTCTTTTGTCGTTACGTTGGAAAATTCCATGTTATTCGTAGATTAGTGTGTAATCTATAGTTCCACCCTTAGATACATACAACGCAGAGTGGAAGTCTATTCCTGCATTAAACACCAATGATGTTGAACCTGTTGGAAATGTATATGTGTTTATTATTAGTAAAGAAGACTCTGCACCACTTTCTAGTGTTGCGGCGCCCCATGCGGAGTTAGTACCTGTTTCTGTAGTCACTATAGAATTTCCGTCAGTACCTATATCACGAGCTTCTACAACTTGAGTCGTGTCTGTATTTGTAGTTGCTGTTACTTTTGGATTGGCTACAGTTCCTGTTGAATAATTGGTACCCTCGCCAGAGCCAGCGTTTACTGCAAGTTTAATGTTATCAAGAGAGTTAAGTGCCGCTGCACCTATAAGTATTTCATTTTTAACTGCCGGACTTGTCAATGCTGTACGCATTGTATAAGTAACATCTCCTATTGTTATAGTGTCGCCATTAGAGAATGTACCAGATGCTGTTAGTGTCCCAGTTGCCTTTACTCCTGCTGATGTAGTGCCAGACGCTCCGTCGTTAAAGCGTATTGTTCCACTTGCATGTGAGTTTACGATTATTCCATAAAGAGTCCCCTGTGTAGCTTTTACAATTTGCGAGGTTGTTCCATTTAGATATTGCATAATAATTTATTTAATTTGTTAATCCCCGTCTTTCCCGTCTAAAACGGAGTTAAGAAACTATTTAATAGCTTTGTTTACTACAACAAAGTTAATTAGGATTGCTCCTGTTTCTGCTGTTCCTGCTGCTACGTTTCCGTTGTATACTCTAACTTTGAAAGAACCGTTTGCAACTGTTGATACAGATACGATAGTTCCTCCACCATTTGAGCCAGAACGAATTGATACAGCAACAACATCATTCACACCAACTTCAGAGTTAGTAACAGTGAAGTCTGCTGTTGCTTCTGCTGCAAGACTCGCATTGTTAGTTGTAATAACTCCTGCTGAAGCATTCAATGTCACACCAGTAGTACGGCTTGTAGCCTGTGTTACAGAGCTACCATCTACTGTAGGCAGTATGTTTAAGTTTTGTGCTTGTGCCATATAGTATTGTTAACTTTTAATTTTCCATTAATTGATTTTTGTAAGAGATTTTGTCACCAAGTCTATTACCCGTAAACTGTTCAAACAGTTCAGGATGCTTTTCTAGCTTTGCAAGTTGCTCTATACAAATATCTTTTTTAGAAGTATTTGGGATTTCATCCAATGTTTTTGGATTTATTTTATTAGCTTTCCACTTCTTTGGGTTCTTATATGCGTAAGCATTAAGTACCTTAGCGTATGCTACCTGCTCATCATTTTTCCACTTTCCACCTTTAGGTTTTATTACAAGTGGTAGTTCCTTAGGCATAAGAAGTTCTGGGTCTTCTACTTCAATATCAGAAGTATCCGCCTTAGATACTTTTACTACAGGAGCAAGTACACTATCTGCTTGTTTTGCACGAGCTTCTACTTGTGCTACTTCTTTTTCTTTCTCAACCTGAGTTTTTACAGGTGCGGTTGCCGCCTTTTTTGCTGTCATAATATTTGTGTTAGTTCTACGAGGATAAAGGGAGAAAACCGACGGGAGTTTCCTACCCATACCCTCGTAGAACATTATTAAGTTCTACGAGATAGATATTAGGAAATCGTAATATCAACGGTGATTCCTGCCTTTTGCGCCCATAGTTTGAATCCTACGAGTCCAAAGACTACAATCTCCTTACCAGTTTTACCTGATACACCTTTTTCCTCCATTTGGAGTCCACGTGGTGAAGCGTATGTTGATGCGTTCTTTACACCAAATACTCGATGTCCAGAATTGGTAACTGTAGTAGTACCAAGTGTTGCATTAACAAACGTTCCGTCTTGTACTTCAAAGATGTCTACTCCCATCCAACTTCCTACTTGTCCGTTTTTAAGAACAGAGTCTGAAGAATTGAATCCGTTAGTAGCTCCTGCAATAGTTACACCAACCATATCTGCTGCTTCAAGAACAACAAATAGTTTGTTTCCCATTCCATTGAAGTTGTTTTGGTATCCACCAACCTTTGAACGTAAGTTAGCAAAGATTGTGTTGATATTAGATGCAGTGGTAAATCCTCCAACCGGAGTTGTGTATGCACCAGTTGCATCTTCTGTAAGATTGTTAAGAACAAACTTATCAATACCATAAGCAACTCCGTACATCATTTCGTCAATACGAGATTGTGACAAACTAAACTGTGAAAAATACTCTTCGTGAGCAAAGATATGCTCTGAAAAGTTTACTTCATCAGTTACAGTAAGTGCTTCATCTGTAATTGTCCATGCTGTTACAGAGTACGTACCAGCAACTGCTTGAATTGTCGCAGTAATTTGGTTTCCGTATGGGTTTTGAATTCTTTTAAGGTCTGAACGGTCAACTTTACAAATCTTCTCGGCAATAATAGCGTTCCTAAGAACAATATCAAATTGTGACTTGAAGTATTTGTCGCGCTGACTGTATGTGCTTTTTGTGTTAAATATAAGCTTTCGTAGTGTTTACAATATTTAATTGTAAAGGAACCGTGTTAATTTTTTAATGGTTCCCGCCGTATATTTACTCTAGTCCTTTACGTCTTGCCAAGAATAGCTGTTCAGCTTCTTTTGTGCCAGGTTCTGGAATGTATCCAGCATTAACCTTTTTGATAAGTTCAGTATCAGACATACCTTTATTTCCAGCTCGAGTAGTACGAGTGTTTGTGGAGTCGGCCGTGTTTCTTTTTTCATTTATAACTCTTAACTTTTCAACGACAATGTCGTTCTTAAGAGCTTCAGAAATAGAAACACCTAGAAGTTGTGCGTCTTTTGTCACAAGTTCTACGTCTTTTTCATTCGTTATCTTTGCTTCCAAAAGTGATAGCAAATCTGTACTGGAAAGAGTAGGTTCGCTAGAGTCAACTTTCTCTTTCTCTTTCTCTTCAGTTTTAACCTCTACAGGTTTATTAGCTTTATCACGCCACTTAGCCTTTTGAGCTTGTAGTGTTTTGTTTTCTTTGCGTAATGTTTCTAATTCATCAGAGTCTTCCTCGGTGTCAGCTTCTTCCTCGGCTTCTTCTTTAGTTTCTTCCTCTTCGGTGTCAGCTTCTTCCTCGATGTCTTCCTCTTCGTTTTCGATGTCGAAGTCATCTAATTCATTTTCCATAGTTTTGTCTATTATTTCTTTTTAAAGACTTTAGTGTCAATTGCTTATAACTATATCACACTTTTTTTACTGTGTGCTATTCTTCTTTTTGTTTTCTTCCTTTTTATCGTCACTTGCTTGCTCTGCAATAATCCACAAGTGCATTAATTGAGTGTCAATTAATTTTATATACATATTCCGTGTTTGCAGTTCTATTGCAAGCGGATCATTAACTACTTCACTTGGTACAAACTTTGTCCGTGGTTTTTCTCCGTCTGGGTTAAGTAATAATGCCAATCCAAGAGTAAGCATTTTTATTGCACGCTCCTTGTACCCTATTGCTTGCTGTACAGTGTCTCTGTGTTGTGCAAACACCATTGTTTCAGCACCAAGCCATACGTCTTGTATCTGTCCTATCGGTGCATCTTTACTAGCTTCAAGTGTTGGATAAAAACGCTCACTTATTACCCTATAAAGTTCTGTATTTGCGAATGCTGTTTTAACATTAGACTTCTCACTTTCTGTAGGTTTTATGTCTAACATAACAGCTCGCATGGCTTTCAATAAGTCTTCGTTATCCTTGAAGATTGCTTTAATGATTTTAACATCGTCTTTTTTTACTAAAAGGTTTGTTTCTTCCGTCATAATTTATTTATTTAACTATTATCACTGTGGTATACCAGCGCCGACCTGTGGAACCTGTGCAGGCTGTGGTGCCTGCGCTGGTTGTCCCTGTATACCTGTAAGTTCAAGCGGTGAAATCACACCCGTCATTCCCAAAATCTTTGCTACAATCATCTTTGCTTCCTCATTCTGAGCATAACCAGGTATCATAACTGTTTGCAATGCTGTATTGAGTGTTGCCATAGCTTCTTGTGTATCTTTTGCTTCCCCGGTTATATCTATATCAAGTTCCCATTCAATATCTTTAAGCATTTCTTTCCATACAACATTAGGTACTTCCGATGGTTTTAAGAACCGCTTATCTCCCATGTCGTTAAGTTCTCCTTGTACTTGAGCTTGGACAGCTTCCATCATTGGCATATCTTTGTCTGTCAACGCCGACTCTATTACAGAGTCATTAAAACGTCTATTCGCTTCTGCTGTTAAATATTTAGTATCAAACTGTTTAATATCGTAAGCATCCAAAATAACTTCTATTTCTTTTGAATTATTTAACTCAGTCTCTTTTATGAATGGAATTATATCCTCACGAAACATCATTTTTAGACTATTGCTTTTATTTTGTGTCATCAATTTAAATAAATTGTATGACTCATTAAGTAATGCTTTTGTTTGTCTCCATGCAGTACCACTCTTAGCAGAAGCTCCAAGCATTGCTTCAGATATTCCAACTGTTTCATTTCCTCTTGACTTCCAATAGGCAGAAAAGTTTTGTAGTGAGCTTATATCGTGTGACCCATTATTTACTTGCGTAAGTGGCTGATTTAATGTGTGATGTAAAATGTCACCGTTTTCTATATCGTTAATCACATTTACACTCACATACTTTGGGTCTGATGTTTGAAAGAAAAGTTTAGAAGCAAGGTCAAGTTGTTTCTTTTGTGCGAGTATAGAGTGATTTTCCATCCATTGTGTTTGAAATAGTGACTCAACAGAACCAATTGATTGTGAACGTCCATCTTCTTTAATAAGATGAGTTATTCTATATGGGTCTTTGTCTTCCTGACCCTGTACTAATGTGAAGTCATCATACTCTTTATTATTACTTCCATTAGACACATAAGATATTACATGCATTTGTTGTACAAACTCATCTTTGTCTTTATCTTTGTCTGTCAAAAGATACTTTGATAGTTCTCCGTGTATTTCATATAGCTTGTAATAGTCACTTTTACTGTCTTTTTTAACGCCTGAAATAGTTTCTCTTGTTTTTTGTGAACCAATAAGTTCTTCAACTGCTTTTTTGTCATACTTGTGTGTTTTTACTCTCCTGCGTAGTTCACCTTCAGTCAGTTCTAATATTTCTATTTTAGGATTTGCATCAAAATCAACGGCATCACAAATGATGCTATTCCAAGGAATTGTTGTTAAATGTAGTCCATCACTGTTGCGTACTGTTTTTGTAATACATGACCCGTACCCAGCAAGTATTCGTCCCCAATCGTTAAGAAAATTAGCAAAGAATGTTTTTTTCATCCAATCTTGCACTTTAGTTGTAGCAACAAGCGCAGTTATAAATTGTTTTGATGTTGTCGGACGTATCTTTATCCAACTCGTGTCTATATCTGTCGCACGCATCCATATATTACGAGCAGATACCACAATATTTATAAATGGTTTTTCATCATTATTAGCATCGTACTTTCCTGATACTGGTACAGAGTTTAAGTAAGCGTAAATCTTTTCAATGTTTTCATTAAGATTGAATATTACATACTTGGATATTTTAGACTCACCACTAAGATAGTTAGACTCCATTTTTCGCACTATTTCTCCTATTGAATTGTTGTCATCCATATTTTATTCCGCCTTTCTAAGAAAACTGTTAATAGTCTTTGCCCATTTACCATAAAAATTAAATTTATAATCAAATACATACAAATACAATTTTGTTGGGTGTTTATCCCTGACAAAAAAGTTAGTAGAGTATTCAATTACCTTTCTTTGCTTCATTGCGAATTTTTGACTTTGCTTGTGCTTGGTTAATATCTAAATTATAACACGAACTAGACAATTCATCAGCAAGCTTGTCCAATAACCACTCCAACATCTTACCACCACCAAGATGGTTCTTTACAAAAAAATATTGTGCGCCATACGCTTCAACTTCTGATTGCTGTCTAAACTCCTTGTCGTTGAGATACTTCAAGCACCACAACTCCGGGTTATCCCCCTGCTGTTTACTATGCACTTCTTCATGTACTTCAATATCTGGTGTTATTTCTATATTGTTAGGATTGTAAATAGTATCACCATAGCAATACACAGTTGTGTCATCAGCTCCGAGAATGTCTACAACCTGCCTATAATTTGGTGGATATTTTTTACTTATTTTCATTGTGATGAATTAGCTTTACGATTACTTCGTGTCCTTGCAAACTGCATCTCAAGTTTTTGTATTAGCTCTTTTGGTAGTTCCTGAATTGGTGATACACTTCCTATAATATCCCAATACATTCTAATTGCTAGAACGTCAGCTAAATCTGGCGAGTGTCCTACAATTCTTTGTATCTCATCTTTTGGAATTATCTGTATCTTTCTCGTATCCTCCATTTCAACTGTAGCATTCAATTCACGTTTAATCATTTCGGCTTGCTCAACACTACAGTTTACTTTTATGGTTCGCTCTTGAATTGCTCTTGCCAATGCAAAATATGTCTGAGCACGCAAGTTTAGAAACTTTGACTCTGTATATTTCAATTGTTTTATTGGCGTTTCTATTGCTTTTGAAATATCCTTGTCAGTCTTTATGGGCGAGAATGAACCTTTGAAGATAGTTATTCCTCCCAGAGTTGCCCTGTCACCAATTGAGTCACCAAGTCCAACACCGTCAATAGCTATGTTTTGTCGTGGAATACTATGTTTTACCTCTGACTTTAGTATCTTATCCTCTATATCATCGCTTCTAAGCCCATTATCTTGTGATAGCCATACTTCATGTCCTGTCCACATAGCCCACGCAGTAGTGTCTTTACCAGCTCCTGCGGGATCAACAGTCAAATACTTTATGTCATCATTGTCAGACAATTCTATTTTAAACATGTCAGCAACAGCTATTGGGTCAAAAAGTCTTGTACTTCCATCTCCATATTCTGCTAACCATTCCTGTCTGAATGATTGTAAACTTAGTGCTTCTTTTTCTTTATCTATTTCTTTAGAGTCAATATAAGGATTTTCATAAGATGTAGAATGAAAAAAATCCCACTCATCATCATTTTCGTAAGTGTCTTTTAATGATTGTAAATTAGAGTTACTGTCCTTTGGCGTACCAATAAAAATAATCTTTCCTTTTCTATCAAGTACAAGTGGCTTTACTGTTTCCTGAAACTCTTGTAAAAATCCTGAAATAGAATCTAACTCATCTATGATAATAAGGTCAAAACTTTGACCACGCACTCTATCAATACTTTCCCAACCGGTTAATTTAATTAAACTCTTAGTGCCAAACTTATTTGGTGTTTCTATTTCCAACAATGACTCATTAGTTTTTGCTCCCGCATTTATAAATTCCTTTTTAAGTGGTCGCCAAACAATATCCCGTGCCTGTCCTTGTGTTGTTGCTATATATAATGCTCTTGCATCGTCTTTTAAGACAGCACAGCCTTTTAGCTCCTCTGTCGCATAAACAGATTTACCTGTTTTTCTGCCTGCGCGCCATACTTTATATCTCGCTGTATTTTTAGCAAGTTCACTTTGTGCTTCGTGTAGATTTATCATCTCTTTTTACTATCTCACTTGAGAGATTTATATTAAGTGGTTTTCCTCCTGAAGTTAAATCAGTTTCTTTCTTTTCTACCATACCATGATTGCTTGAAAGTATTAGTTTTGCAATCGTTGAATTATAGTCACCAGACAAACCATTATTGATGAGTCTTTCCTGTTGTTCTATAAGGATTTTTTCTAAAGAGTCGGAAAAAATTTTATGTTGTTGCCTCCATTCATAAAGTGTGTCCTTATTTACTTCTACAAATCGAGCAAATCCTTCAATGGTTGGAAGCTTAACTGTAAGTTTAGTATCAAACATTTCATACTTCTCACTTGACTGTTTTAAAACTTGCCTTTCTTCATCTTGATACACATCTAAATACTCTTGAATTTTATCAATCATCCCTTTATTATATTTTGTCGGTCTCCCTACTGGTCTTTTCATTACCCAAATTATACCAACACACATGCTCTCTGTCCACATGGTTTTTTCAACACATCATAACTTGACAGGTGTCAATTAAAAGACAAATGTTTACGGGTTTACGGGTAAAACGACCCTAAACTATTCTATAAATACCTTTTACCATTTATAGCCATATAATCACAGTTGCT